GGTAGGGGGGGTCCAGCGTCGATGCAGGTTCTATTCCACGACATACTAGTTACGTAAGAGATATAGATGTCCGAGGGGGGTATGTGGAGGCGGCGGTGGGTGTCGCATTTGAGGTATATGACTTGAGTGGATAGTCTCGTCTGTAAGATGTTGATTCGATTGTGTTCGTGAAGGGGCTTCGAAGGGGCTGTGACAGGGGCTTGGTGTTCGCGCATGGCCTGTCGCACTGGGAGGGTTGGTGGATTTGGAAGCCCCTTGGAAGGGGCTGTACCAGGGGCTATGACAGCCCCTTATAGAGGGTTTTTCCGGCCGCTCTAGCTAGGCTTGTTGTTGGGGGTTACAAGAGCTCTAGAGTAGGGAAGTACTACTACAGCGCGCGCACGCGTTCCTCTTTAGGCGATTCCCGGCTGCCAAATTTTTGACGCGGGGCGGTGTGAACTCAGCATTGCGTCGGGTGGAGGGCGGCGGTAGAGTCCGGCCATGCGAGGGGTGGCGTGGGTGGTGATCTCCCCGGAGGCGCTGCGAACGCTGGCGCTGGCGGAACTCGACGTCGAGGTCGCGCTCTGTCCGCCGGCCGAGGAGCCGGAGCCGCGCGAGGTGGTCGAACTCGACTTTCTGCCGGCGCCGCTGACCGAACGCTGCGCGATGAGCCGATGCTGATGAGTCCCTTGGTGGCCGCGTTTGTCGCGCTGACCCTGGCCTCGACCGCCGATGCGGTGACGACGCGCTTGGGCCTTGCGCGCGGGCTGGTCGAAGCCAATCCGCTGATGCGCTGGGCGACCCGCAATCTCGCCTGGGCGCTCGTGACCAAAGCGCTGGTGCTCGTCGTCTTCGCCGTCAGCCTGGGCCTCATCGCCGACTCGGCACCCTCGGTCGCGTTCGTGGTCGTCTGCGGCGCGACGGCGTGGAATCTCGCGCTCGCGATTCGCAACTACCGGCTGTGGGCGCTCCAGCGGGTGCGCCACTGATGCGCGCCGCCCTGCTCGCCCTCGCACTGCTGCTCGCGTGCGCCGCCTCGGTCGCCGCGCAGACGCCGATAATTATTTTGCCGGCGACCTCGCAGGTGACGTTCACCGCCTCGAGCGACCACACCACGATCGGCCTCGACGGCAATCCGCTCCTGACCGGCTACACCGTGACGTCCTGCCTGAAGGCGACGCCGACGACGTGTCTCCCGCCGGTCGACGTCCACAAGCCGACACCCAATGCCGCGAACGTCATCAGCGTCACCGGGACGTTCTCCGGGCTCGTGCCCAACACGGTGTATCAGGCGACGGTCGCGGCCTACGGGCCCGGCGGGACCTCGCCGCCGTCGACGCCGTCGAACCCTTTCGGTGCCGCAAGCTCCCCAGCGGCGGTGGTCGGAGCTGTGACGGTCATCCGCTGACGAGGAGACGCACGATGGCGACCATTCCAGGCCAGGGCGGCAAGCCCGCGATCAGCTTCAGCGAAGGCGGCGAACACGCCTCGACCGGCACCCCCGCCGGTCAGCCGATCTCCGCCGCAAACCACGCCGCGGCCGCCAGCGGATCGCTCGGACCCAAAGCGGAAAAGCAAGAGAATTTTTTTCGCAATGTGCTCAAGGGCGGCCGCCACGGCAAGGCCCATCACGCCCTCAGTAAGCGCGCGTTCGGGCGGTAGCGATGCGGTGCGCCACCGGCAAGGTGATGTACGCCGATGAACCGGCGGCCGTCAACCGGATGGCGATTCTCAAGGAACTCTCCAAAGAACCCCTCCGTCGGCTCAAGCGCCTCGACGTCTACCGCTGCCGGACCTGCGGCGCGTGGCACGTCGGCCATCGTCGGCTCGTCCGGTGAGCCAGCCCCCTTGCTAGCACTTTAGAAAACTGATACCGTGCGCCGCATGACGGAACCCGCGTGGCTGGTGAAGCGCGCGCTCGAGATGGGCGCGACCCGGATCGTGACGGTGCTCGCCCCGGTGACGCCGCAGTCCTCGGCGATCTATCTGCTCGAGGCCGCCGGTGCGCACGAACTCCACGCCGTGCAGGATGCGTCGACGGGGATCGAGGGCTGCACGATTCCGCTCTCCTCGCGCGAAGCGGTGAAGCTGCTCGCGACCCTCGCCGGCGCGCTCTCGGGTCGCATCGCCGGCACCCCGCTCGCGCCGCACACGGCGCCCGAGGCCATCCGTGTCGATGCCTAAGCGGCGGTCGCTCGCCTATCGCGTGCTCCGGCTGCCGAAGACGTTCTGGTTTTTTCGCACCTACCTGCGCGCCGTCGGCGACGCGCATCCGAATCGGGCCGCGTGGTTCTACACGCGCGTGATGACGTTCGGCCGCGTGACGACGGCGGAGGTGCCCGACGTCGGTGCGGACGTGCCCGGCGGCGGCGCCATATGAACGACGAGCCCGCCCCGCCGCGCGCGTGGTGTCCGGGGCAACTCTGCTCGACGATGTCGCGCAACCTCGCCAATCCCCCCACCGACGCGGCGCACCCCTGCCCCTACCAAATCGAAATCAACGACGACATCGACTTCCGCTGCCACTGCTGCCCCCGCTGTGAGCTCGAGTGCCAGGACGGGATCTGAACTCAGCATTGCCCGCCGACCCTGACTAGGGCGACACTCCGCAGCGTGGCGAAGTCTGACGTCGTCGACACCATCGAGGGCGCCCCCCTCGCGCTCCCCGAACCCGACCTCGGAGACGTCCTCTGCCCGGCGGACCTCGAATTTGTCGAAGACGTGGTCGTCGGGAGCAACGGGAAGGTCAAACACGTCACCGTCCCGACCGCCGTCAAGCTCCTCAAGGACGAACTCGGGCACAAAGAGGGCGCGGTGCGCCGCCGGGCGCGTGGACAGGCCGTGCTGATTATGAAAACCTCCGGCATGACGCGCCGGCAGATCGGCCGGGTGCTCAACATCTCGGAGAACGCGGTGAAGATGATCCTCATCCGCGCGCGCCGGGCGAATCGCCTCAACGACCTTCGCGACATCCTCGAGCACGACGTCGCCGCCAACGCGATCGATCGGGTGAACGGCGCGATTCTCAACAAGAAATCCGAGAAGGGCGTCGACGTCGCGGTGAAAACGCTCGAGGGGCTCGGCCACTTCCGTAACTACTCGCACTCGAAAAACGAGGGCGCGGCCGGCGCGTCGATGCCCGCGCTCCAGGTCAATGTCGTCTTCGGTCCCGGCCAGACCGAGAGCGCCCCGCTCGACGCGAACGTCGTCGGCGTCGCGCGAACGGACACGTAGATGCCGGCCACCTCGATTGCGCAGCGCCGGGCCATCGCGATTGCGGAGCACCATCCCGACGAACTCGACGCGAAGAACCGCGGCCTGCTCACGATGTCGCATCAGCAACTCCACGACTTCGCGGCCACCCCGGAGAGGGGCCTCCCCGCGCGTGCCCCGCGCGCCTCGGATGCCCTGAAGCGCCGGGCCTATGGCCGGTAAAGAAGTCCGCGGAAACCCGACCGGGATTCTCTCGCTCGGCTACAACCCGCATCAGCAGGCGTTTCTCTCCGCGATTCGCCAGCGCACGCCCGGCGGCCGGCACGCGTTCCATCGCGTCACGGCGATTGCCGGCCGGCGCGGTGGCAAGACCGTCATCGGCGGCGTCGCCGTCGGCGATCGGATGTCGACGTTGCCGTCGGATCGCTCGAATCCCTCGCTCGGCTGGATCTGCGCCCCGACCTATCCCGACCTCCACGACTTCGTCATCCCGCAGGTGTTCAAAACGATTCCGCACGCGTGGATCGGGGATTGGTCCGAACAGCACTACACGCTCGAACTGAAGAACTACGCGCAGGCGATGTTCCGCTCGCTCGACGATCCGGAAAAGGCGCGCGGCCCCGGGCTCGATTGGGCGTGGATCGACGAGACGCGCAAGGTGCAGCAGCTCGCGTGGAACACGATGCTGCCGGCGCTGACCGACAAGCGCGGCCAAGCGTTTTTCACCACGTCGCCCAACGGCTTCGATTGGTGCTACGAAACCTTCTGGCTCCCCGCGCTCCAGGGCCGGCCCGGGTACTTCGCGGTGAAATACAAAACCGCGGACAATCCGCTCTACCAGACGCCGGAGGGCCAAGCCGAACTCGCCGACGCGAAAGCGTCGATGGACCCGCTGTTCTATCAACAGGAATTCGAAGCGGACTTCGTGACGTTCGAGGGCGCGATCTACGGCGCCCTGCTCGATTCGCAAATCGTCCGCACCGACGAGCAGATCAAGCGCGTGCTGCCGGAGTGGCCGCACATCGACCCGTCGCGCACGGCGTATGTGGGCGTCGATCCGGGCGGCGATCATCCCTTCGCCGCGGTGCTCGGCGTCATGGGCCCGCGCGGCCTCGTGCTCGTCGGCGAGTACTTGTCGAACTTCAAGCCGATTCACGAGCACGTCTTCGGCCTCGAGCAAATGTGCGCGCGCTGGAATCCGTCCCGGCCCTTCGATCCCTCGCGCTGGTGCTGCGACAAATCGCAGCGGCAGTTCATGATCGAACTCGCGCAGCCGCGTTACGGCATTTACCTCACGCCGGCGCCGAATCAGGTCGAAGACGGCATTCGCCGCGTGCAGTCCTGGCTCGCGCAGAAGCAGCTCTGGTTCCTCCTCCCCGAAGCGGACCCGCGCCTCGGCGTGCCGCAGTGCGTCGACCAACACCGCAACTATCGCTGGGCCGAGAACACGAGCCCCGACGGGCAGACGCGCAAAGAAAAAGTCTTCAAGCGGAAAGACGATCTGCCCGACGCGACGCGCTACCTGCTGATGGGCGGCCCGACGCTCGAGACGCCCGACCCATCGCCCTCGGGAGGCAAGCGCGATCTCTCAGACTTCGACGAGCTCACGCGCTACGAAATCGAGGAGATGCGCCGGCGTGAACATCGCCCGCGCGCGCCGGAGGAGATTCCCTTTTTCGCGACCGAACTTGACCCGCCGGGTATGCTGGAGGACGTTTCCGCAGGAGATTTCTGGCTGTGAGGCTGAACGTGTTCGCGCATCCGATCCGCGCGCTGCAACTCGCCGTGCGCCGGTGGACCCTCGCCAACGATGACCTGAAGGCGCAGCGGGCGCAGCCGGTCCCCGACGTCTTTCGGGACTTCCGCCGCGGCGAACTGCTGCCGTTCAAGGGCGTGCATCTGCGCGTCGCCGAAATTGTGGGCGGCGCCTTTCCCGCGATCATTCTCGTGCCCCTCGGACCCACGCGCGGCGCGAAACTCCGCGCGCTGCGACGGACGCGCGATCACATGCGCGCGGTGATCGCAGAGCAGGCCGCGATCGAGAAAGCGGTGCACCGTGCCACAAGATAGCTATCCCTCGACGCGCGCGATCCGGCAGGTGCCGGCGGCCCTGCTCGCGCTGCTGAACCGCGCCGGCCTCCCGCTCGCCCCGCCGCCGACGCCAGAAGGCGCCGACGAAATGGCGCGCCTGCGCGCGACGCCGATTCCCACCGACGACGGGGGCAGCAATCTCCTGCGCGGCGCACACTTGCTGACGTCGGCGATCGGCGCCTATCCGCTCCCCGGCGAATCGCACGCCCAGTTCATGGACGCGATGGAGCCGCCGGAGCAGTACTTTCCGACACGCGCGCTCGCCCAACGCGCACGCGGGATCACCCCGAAAGACGTCACCCTGCCCGATGAGGGCCCCAACACCGCGGCCCGCTGGCAGCAGTACGCGAAGGACCTCCGCAAATGATCCTCTCCGCGCGCACCGTCGTGATGATCATCAACAGCGTGATCCACCGACAAAACGAACAGCGGCTCGTCGCGACGGTCGAGAAGACGACCGACCTCGCCTGTCAGCTCGCCGCCGAACACGCGCGCACGAGTGAACTGACACGCCAGCTCGCGCTCGCGAACGCGAATTTCGATTGGCTGCGCGTGCACGTCAACGAACTGAAAATCGAACGCGCGGAACTCTATCGGAAGCTCGGCTACCTCGTGCCCGTGGCGGAAATTGCGCGCACGGAGGCCGCGAGCGCCGCGCTCCCGAATGCCGACGACGGCTACACGCCCACGCGGCCGGCGCTCGGCGACCTGCTCGCGAAAGCGCGCGACATCGTGACCGGCGCGCCCGATCGCGGGATGAGCGAGGGCGGTGAACTGTCGTTCGAGGACATGGGCGACGACGCCGCGCGGCGCGCGCATCTCACGCACGATGACGAGGGCCATCTCCTCGTGACGAGGTAACGCCATGATCGGGGTGACCAACGCCATCTCGCCGCCCGATGTCGGCCCGAACCCGCCCGGGCTCGATGCCGCCGTCTCGCGCGCGCTCGATCCCAACGCGACGCCAGACGAGCCGAAAGATCCGCTCCAGGACGACGCGAAGCTGCTCGAGCGCTTCCAGAAAAACGCGCGCCGGTGCGCCGATCGCCGCGTGTCGTTCGAACGTGTGTGGTGGCGACTGCTGCTGTACCTGCTCGGCCGGCAGTGGATTTATTTCGAGCGCGCCGTCGGGAATTGGGTCGACAAGCGGTTGCAGAAGTGGATTCCGCGGCCCGTCACGAACAAAATCCTCGAGACGCTCGACACGATTCTCTCCGTCTTCCAGAGCGTGGAACTGGCCGTCGCCGTGCGCCCCGAAGGCGCGACGCCCAGCGACATCACCGCCGCGGAAACCGCCTCGAAGTACGAAGCGCCGCTGCGCACCGACCATCAGTGGTCGCGCGTGCAGCGGGAAGCGGACTGGTGGCTCGGCGCGCTTGGCAACACGTTCCTGCATGTGTGGTGGGACTACTCCGGCGATTCCGCGACGGCGTTTGTCTCCTACGAACAATGCGCCGCGTGCAAGGTCACGTCGTCGCCCGTCGCCGTCCAGAAAGCCGGGCATATGTGTCCGGCGTGCGGCTCGCCGATTCTCAATCCAGCGACCGATCAGAACGGCCAGCCCGTCGGCGAGACGCTGCGGAAAGGCCACGGCTGCACCGACGCGTGCTCACCGCTCGAAATCGCCTACCCGCTCGCGTTCTCGGACCCGAACGATTCCGACGTGATCATCCGCCGGCGGTGGCGGACGAAGGAATACTACGAGTCGCGGCTCACGCCAGAGCAGATGGCGAAGATTCAATGGGAGACGGTCGCGAGCGAACGCAGTTTGCAGCTCCTCCGATCGCTTGCCGCGACCAACGAAGTCTCGTCGCTCCCCAACAGCAGCATCTCCGGCGAACCGACAGAGCAGGAAGGCGTCACCGAGTCGGAAATGTGGGAGAAGCCCAGCAAGGATTTCCCGCAGGGCCTCGTGCTGCGCGTGGTGAACACGGTCGGCGGCGACGGCGCGTCCGGCATGGTGCTGCGGCTGCCGGAAGAGGGCCTGCCGGGACCGCTCCCCTACAAGACCGCGGACGGCCGCTTCCTCTGGACGTGGCTGCACACCGGCTATGTGAAGTTCGGCGGCCGCGGCTGGGCGCGCTCGCCGCTCGAGTCGCTGATCGAAAAACAGAATCAGCTCAATCAGATCGATTCCCTGATTCAACTGATCGTCCAGCGCACCGCGAATCCCGTCTGGCTCGAGCCGAAAGGGAGCGAGGTCACGAAGTTTTCGGGCGAGCCCGGCCTCGTCGTGAAGTACAACCCGATCGCCGCCGGCGGCAATGCGAAGCCGGAGCGCATTCCCGGCGAGCAGGTCCCGTCGTCGCTCGTCAGCATCCGCGAGATGATCCTCGCCGACATCGAGCAGCTCGCCGGCACCTACGACATCATGAAAGGCGCGAAGCCGGCCGGCGTCGAAGCGTTCTCCGCGATGCAACTGCTCGTCGAGCGCTCGCAGTCGCGCTACGGGACGGTGCTCGAGGCGCGCGGCGCGACCTATCGCAACTGGTTCAAGATCGCGCTCGAGATGGAGCGGCAACTCGGGCCCGACGAACGCGCGACCGCGATCATGGGGCCCAACGGCGCGTGGCAGCGATCGGTCTTCCAGAAGGCGAGTCTCGACGGCTCGATCCGGATCGAAGTCGAAGACGGATCGCAGATGCCGAAAACCTCGCTCGGCACGCGCGCCGCGATTCAACAGCTCCAGGGCCTCGGCGTCATCGACGCGAAGAACCCGGAGACGGGCTACCGCATTCTTCAGGTGTTCGGCCGCACCGACCTCTATCCGGGCCTCGACGCGCAGGTCACCGGCGCCCGCCGCGAGCAGGAAGCGTTCGAGCAGTGGGCCGCGACCGTGCAGTTCGCCCCGCCGACCCAAGCGCCGATGCAGGGCCCGACCGGCGCGATGATTACGGACCCGACGACCGGACAGCCCGTGATGCGACAGGTGCCGCCGCAGCCGAACGCGCCGCCGCCCGGGCAACTCCAGGCGTGGCACGATTCGAACGTCCACCTCGCGGAGCATCTCAAGTGGGCGAACGGTGACTCGATGCAAACGCTGATGACGCAGAAGCCCGCGATCATGCCGTTTGTCACGAACATGATCACCCAGCACCAACAGCACCTCGCGCAGACGCAGCCGCCGCAGCCGGTGAAGGTACAGTACCAGTTCAAGGGGGAGGACCTCGCCGATCCGCAGGTGCGCGAAGTCTTCGATCGCACCGAACAGGTGATGAGCGCGCCGCCGGCGCCGGCGTCGATGCGCGGGCCCGCGCCCAATGGGAACGGCCAACCGGCCGATCGGCGCGCCGTGGGTCGGGACGGGCATGGCGTGGGGGCCGGACGGGCGTTGCACAACAGCAACCAGGAAAGTGGTAACGTGTCCGACGTCACCGCGCCGCCGTCAGGACACGAAACGCAATGAACCGCTGGACGATCGCGTCATCGCTCGGAGAAGGGGACTATCTCCCCTCGGGCGAGTACGCGGTCAATGTGACGGGGCAGTTCCTCCAGACGCACCTCGGGACGATTCCCTTTCCGCCCGGCGAAACGAGCGCACTCCTCTTTCCTGTCATCACGCGCGGCAGCGCCGCCCAGCCGGAATTCGCGATTGCCGGCCAGCGTGCGAGCACCGACACGCACGGCGCCGCGGTCTGGCGGAAATCCACCGGGTGGACCGAAGATCCGCGGCTCCCGGTCGGCACCAAGCCGTGCATCTTCGACAACCTCGGCGATCTGATCGTCAACAACGGCGCCGCCGGCGCGCAGGGCTATCGCTACGTCACGCCGCAGAACGTCGTGATGACCGGCGACCAGACGACCGGGCCGCTCAATGGCGTCTACGAGTGGACGGACCTGTCGCTCGCGCAGGATCGCTCGTTTCTCGTCGGCTGGAACGCGTGGAGTCCCGCCGCGATCGTCTGGGACGGGAAGCACCATCGGCTCATCGAAGTCGGCGACGCGAAATTCCTCACCGCTCATCGTGTCGGCGATCTCGTGACGGTCACGATGGTGAAGACCGGCTACGCGTCGATGATCGAAGGCACCGTCGAGGAGTTTCTCGCGTTGCCGATCTACGAACAGCCAACCACGCCGCCACCCGATTCGACGCCGATTGGCCCGGTGTCACCGCCCCGTCCCGCTGACGGGCAGGTCTACGACATCGTCGCCTTCCTCACCACGTCTCCGGCGCTCCAGCCACGGCGGGGACCGACGCATCCGCAGCACCAGACGCAGCCGGACGCGACCGGCCTCTTCTTCATCATCAAGTTCGGGGATATCATCCCGACCGGCCGCGCCTACGAGATGTATCGGCTCGACACCGGCGGCTACCGACACCTCGAGGATGCGAGCGGTTCGACGCCGATGCACTTCACCGATACGCGCTGGTGGCCGCGCCACATGGCGATCGGCGAACCGTTCGTCGGTCAGCTCCCGTGGCCGCTCGTCTACACCGCGGCGCCGACCGGCGCCTACATCAGCGGCCAGCACCAAGAAGTGTGGGACGTCCGCGATCCGTGCCGCGAGTCACATCGTGATCCGGTCAACCGGAAGATGTGGCTGGACGCGGCCTGGGCGGACTTCTACTGGGGGCCGGACCTCGGGCACCTCGAAACGATCCGGCTGGCCTACGACGACACCGGCGGCTTCTATGAGCCCGGGCGGTTTGTCGAGGTCGGCTACTACGCGCGAGGCGCGGGCTGGTGCCGGTGGGAAGCGCACCACGCGGAGATCGTCTACGCGAATCCGCACGGGCCGGCCATCTTCTCCGATCGATCCCTCTCGTCGCGCTCGGACTTCTATCTCGTCGGCGGCCCGGTTATGACGCCGGAATTGACCGGCTGCGTGATGGCGATCCCGCCGGACGCGCCACCGTGGCCGTCAGACCCGACACCCGAACCACCGAAAGGACCCACTGTGTTGTACGTCTTCAGCTCGCCGAACAGCTTCGCCGTCGATGAGTGCAAAAAACTCGACAACGGCGACGGGACCCTCTTCGCGCAGCGTACGAAGGACAATCTCTACCTCTCGCGCGACAGCGGCGGCAACATTCACTGGGTCCCCACCGCCGCGAGTGATGAAACCTTCATCCTCTCGACCGATGGCGGCGCGCTCATCAGCCGGAATCTGTTTCCGGATGCCAAGCACGCGACGTTCGCGGCCATCCCCTGTAAGGAAACCCTGTGAGCTTGATCGTCCAACTCGGGAGCCGGCGCGCGGCACCGCCGAAGCCGCGGCCGCCGCTGCCGCAGTTCCCGCCGGGCGATTACGTGCGCACGCTGCCGTGGACGCCGCCGCGGACGCGCGACTATCTCCGCGCGGACTCCTGGGGCGTGACGCTGCCGGGCGCGCCGTGGGTGCCGGGCGCCTCGAGCAAACATCCGGAGCGCATCCTCTCGTGGTTCGTCGATCGCTACGATCCCGACTGGCAGGCGCGCTACCTCGACACGGTCGCCGGCTACGGCTATTCGCACCTCAAGCTGTCGTACGGGGACTCCTGTCAGGGCAACGGCCAATCGCTCGACCAGCTGATCGCGACCTGCTTGCGCGTGAAGACGCGCGTGCCCTACGTGCAGATGATGATCGGCTCGAAGGTCTATCATCCGCACGACATGAGCACGCAGCAGTGGGCGGATTTCGCCGACCCGATCATGGACGCGCTGATCGCTGCGCACGCCGTCGACGAATTCCTGCTCGGGTGGGAGTGGAACCTCTGGAACGTCCCCGGCGACACCACGATCCAAGCGTTCAAACACGCCGGCCAGAAAGCACACGCGGCCGGGTGCTCGTTCTGGATGCACTTCTCGCAGCAGGTGACCTCCTGGTTCAAGGACGGCGACCCGCGCGGACGGTACGGCTTCTATGACGACATCGGGACGGATGTCGACGGCCTGAACTATCAGACCGGCGCGAACGCCGACGGGACGCCGTGGGACTGCGCGATGTTGCAGGCGCGCATTGTCGACACGCTGCACCAATTCGGCGAGCAGGGGAACCGCCACAAGATGCGCGTCGATGAAACGCTCGCGTGGCGGATGTTCGACGGCGACCGGCCGAACGAAGACGACGCGAATCTCTACGGCTATGTCGGCTGCTGCACGGTCGACAACGTGAAACACACGGACGCGAGGGTGTGGGGCTTCGGCAACGGGGGCCGGATGCCGGACGGCACGCCCCTGTGAGATGGGACCTTCCGATCGGCGCTGCGCGACCTGTGGCCGCGACTTCCGCGGCCAGACAACCTCGCGGCTCTGTCCGGAGTGCTACCTCACGGAACGACGCTACCGCGATCGGGTCCGGACGCGGGCGTTCCGGGCGAGACAGGGGGCGACACCGACGATGACGATCCTCGAACGCGCGGAGCGCATCGCTGATCGCATCCTTGCGAAGCACTACCGCGGCCCGCAGGAGTCGCAGGGCTTCACCGACCTCAGACCGGAGCTGCGCGCGGGCATTGTCGAAGAACTCTTGCCGCTCCTCAAGGGCGACACCACTGGAAAGGATTCTCAGCCATGAGACGTTGGCTTCTCTTGATCGCGCTGGCCGCGCTCGTCGGATGCGCAGGCCACACCACACCGCTCCAGGTCGCGACGGCGACCCACAATACGCTCGCGCTCGCGCAGGACATCGAAGCACAAATCTGCTTCGGTGTCGCCGACGCGTACCATTCGCCGACCGGCCCGGCGGCGCAGCACTGCACCACGCCGACCGCGGCGACCGTCCAACTCACCGACGTGCGTCACCAGCAGTTGAACGCGAAGCTCCGTGACGCCTTCAACCTCCAGCACGCCTTCGAAGTGGCCGCGGCCGCCGGCAGCGCGGCGGACCCGAAGACGCTCAACGCCGCCGTGCAGGAAGCGCTGACGATTGCGCTCCAACTCGTGCAGACGCCGATCGTGCAGCAGCTCGTCGCGAACATCCAGGCAGGAGTCAAATAGCGATGTCACCCGAACAACTCACCGCGTGGATTCAGGCGGCCGCGATTCTGATTCAGGTCGGCAACGCCGGCGTGGAGGACGTCAAGGGCTGGATCAGCGCGGCGCATCCGACGTTGACGCCCGAAGAGACGGCCGCGGCCTTCGTGGCGCTCGAAAACGACAGCACGGTGCGCGCGGCCATCGCGGCGGCGGACGCCGGCGGCACCGTCTAGGGCTCCGTTCCGGTCAACTCAGCATTGCCAGCCTCGCCAGAGGTGTGTTCCTCTGTTCGCCGAAACCGACAAACCCCGCGGAACTGACCGCGCGCTCCTGCTGGAGCGGAACAAAGGTGGGTAGCTAGGTGGCGGACGAGACGAACTGGCCGGATTTTGATCTCCCGGCAGAGGCATTGGGACCGGGCGCGACACGCAGCGAAAGCCCCGCTGCACCGACGACGACAGAGACTCCGCCGGCATCCGTGCCGGCCGCGGCGCCCGTAGCGGCGCCGGCGTCCCCACCCGGGACGAGTGGCACTCCGCCAGCGTCGCCTGATGCCGACTCCTCCGACACGGTGCCACGGTACCGGGTGAACGAGCTGCAAGAGGCTCGTCGGCGGGCAGAGGCCAGCGACGGAGGTGACACGGCTTCGAGCAGAAGTCGAGCAACTCCGAACGGCGCGACCACCCGCGGCCGCCCCTCCTCCTGCCGCTCCGCTCACTGAGGACGAGGCCCAGGCGCAACGGGTCCGGGACCGGCTCTATCAGATCATCCCGGGTCTGCGAAATCTGGACAACCTCGCCAAGCTGGCCGAACGCTCGGGAGACATCGACGGTGCGCTCTCGGCGATCCAGGGCTATCAGCAAGCGGAAAACGCGTTCTACGAATCGCACGCCGACACGCAGTGCAAAGCCATCTACGAGGAAGCTGCGAAGCTCCTCGGGCCGGGCAAGACGGCCGCGGATCTTCCGGAGATGACCAAGCAAGGCATCGACGTCGCGTTCTCGCGGTGGGTCGCGGCGGACCCGCAGCGGACGGCGCGTTACGACCGCCTCGAGAATCTCGTGGGGGAATTCTGGCCGGTGTACCGCGCGGCCATGTATGACCCGATGCGACGGAGCAGCAGTGCCGAGGCGTTGACCACGCACGCGAATCGTCCGCCGGTGCCAGTTGGCGGCGGCGGCGGAGCGGTCACGACCACGGCCCCCACACGACCAGCAGCCGAGACAGAGGACGACGTGCACGCTCGAGGATGGGCGCAGGCACGGGAGGCCATGTCCGGCACAGGAGGATAGGCACATGGGCGTCTTGGTTCTTCTGGCCCTCGCGGCGCTCGCCGCGGCCAGCATGGCGACCGGCGCGAACACGCAGACCGTTTCGGGCATTTATAAAACGGTCTACGAGGACTTCGTCGCAGAACAGGTCAACAACAAATTCCCCTTCAAGGGGATTTTCAAACCCGAAACCGCGGAGTACGCCGGACTCGACGTCGTGTACAACGCGCACACGTCGCGCAACACCTCCCCGATGTGGGTTGGTGAAGATTCCGCGTTCGCGGGCGCCGGCGCGCAGCAGTCGGTCAAAGTGCACATCGGCCAGCGGAAGCTCATGGCCCGCGTGCGCCTCACCTCGGAAGCCCTGCACGATTCGATGAAGTCGGAAGGCGCGTGGAAATCCGCCCGCAAGGACGAGATGACGCGGCTGATCGACGACATCTCGCGCATGGAAGAGTACGCGCTCACGTCCGACGGCCGCGGCGTGCTCTCGCTCATCAATCAGGCGACGCCGTCCAACTCCGCCACGATGGGCGTCGACGCGCCGGGCAACCTGACGGGCGCGGATTTCGGCAACCGCTTCTACCTCCCCGGCATGTTCGTCGGCGCGGTGAACCCGGCGACGGGCGAAATGCGCGCGGGCGTCCAGAAGGTCGTCTCGGCCTCGAGCGACGGCACCTCGATCACGATGGACGCGGCGCCGAACGCGGCCTGGGTCAATCGCGATTACATGGTGCAGGTCGCGAATGCCTCAGCCACCGACGTGCTCGATTCGAGCTACGAGCACGCGGCGTGGGGCATCATGGCGCTCGTCGATGACGGCACGTTCCGCAACAACTATTTCAACGTGCCCCGCGACAAGTACCCCGCCTACAAGGCGTACGTGAAGGCGTCGACGGGCGCCATCTCGGAAGACCTGCTCCAGACCGTCGCGGACGTGCAGGAGCAGATCCTCGGGGGGACCACGGACCTGATGTCCGCGCATCACTCGGTGCGCCGGCTCGTCATCAAGTTCACGCAGCCCGATCGCCGCTACAACGGGAACGACCTAAACAAGCCCGATCCGGGCACGACGGCGTTCACGCACGGCGACATCCCCTTCGGCGGCGTGCCGATCAAAGCCCTGCGGACGCACCCGCTCGCGCGGCTGATCGGCTACGACACCAAGGGCATGGGCGCGGTGCGCTACCAGAGCGATCCGGGCGGCTGGGTCGACGAGGACAATCGCGTGCTCGTCCGCGTCGGCACTGGCGACACGGCGCGCGATGCGTTCGAAGCGTGGTACCGGAAGCGCTACCAGAACCACCTGCGCTACCCGGGCACCTGCTGGCGGCTCGACGGCATCACGGGTCAGTCGCTCATCGTCGTCCGCGAAGCCGGCTCGTAACCGACGGGCCCGGCTGGGTCGGGACTTTCGGCTGGGGAGTCGCAGGTTTCCCTGGCCGGGCCATGACAGCGGGAAGGTCTTCGGGCCTTCCCGCGTTTTCAGAATGGGGTTGTATGGCGCGGATCGTCTTAGTGCACCTCGTGAATCGGACCACCGACCCGCTCGACGTCATGTTCGACGGCGTCCCCGAAATCATTCCGCCCGGCTACCGTCGCGTGGAGCATTCGCGTCCGGACAAGAAAGACCCGGACAAGCCGATGCTCGACGCGAAGGGCAAGCCGATGGTGGAAGTTGAGTTCGTCGCGCTCCGGGCGAACGGGATCGAGGACATGCCGGAAGGCCGTGACCCGGAGGGCGTCGCCTGCGAGTACGCGGCGGCCGAAGCCTACATCCGGCAACATCCGATCATGGGCACGATGGACCCGAATTCGACGGACGCGAAGGCGACGAGTTATCTACTGGGCGTCGTCGAGTGGGGCGACAACATCGCGCACGCCGAACAATCGGACTCGTGGGAGCTGCTCGATCGCTCGCTCCTGCCGGCGGATCGGCAGCACGTGGAGTTGTCGAATATCCCCGGCGCGCGGCGGAAGCCGAACAGCAAATCGGTCAACGCGGCGCGCGTCGAAGCGAATCGCCGGCGCGACATGCACATGGCGCTCTCGCGGCGCGAGGTTGGGAGCGGCGTGTTCGACCCGGCGGGGATGGGGATTCGTGGCTATCGGCAACCCGGCGAAAAATGAGGAATTACGTCGAGACGTCGAATCCGTTCAAGCTCGCGCAGCCACCGACGTGGTTTCTGACGCGGCTGTACGCCTACGACGCGCTCCTCGTGATCTTCCCGTCGACGCACGAAGGGCTCTACCGCATCGGGCGCCGCGGACGGAACGGCTACGGCCTGCTGCACGCGCTCGCGAACAAGCCCGATAGCGGGATCTACGTGCGCCATCACCTCTGGCCGTGGAAATCGATTCTGCCAGCGGCGGTCGGCCTCGACTGGAATCGCGTGCTGCTCGAGCTCCCCAGCTACGACACGCAGCGGTTCGACGATGCCGGCGCGGCACTCGACGCGCTCGAAGAGCGGCAGGAGTTGAGCGACAAGCGCACGCTCGCGAACACCCTTGATGCGATGGGCAGCGAGTCGTACAAGGCGATGAAACTAATCACCGGCCAGCGCGTCGGTGCGGGGGTGCGGCCCGAAGGGGCCGGCTTCCGGAAACTCCCAGGACGTCGCAAACCGAGGACGACGCGATCGTCTTCGTACCGACCGCTCGGCGCAGGGCCCGGTGGCATGTTCGTCGGTCGTGAGTAACCCCTGCTAGAAACGCGGGCCCGGCAGTAAGCCCCCCCGCGTAAGGAGTCCATCATGCACTTCGTCGTTCACGCACTGATCGCCGCGCTCGTCGTCCTCACCAGCATGGTACTGACGTTGACCGACGCCAATACCGCGCGTCGCAAGGCGCGCGGGGAAGGCCGCTCGGCGGGCGCGCAGGAAGCGCTGCGCGCGCTCTTCGCGCACATCGACACCCTCGGCAACCCGGACCTCCAGTTCGTCGCGTTCTCGGGCCTCGACACGGCCGATTTCGTCATCGCCAACGTCGCGTGCGCGTTGCTCGGGCTGTACTTCAAAAAGCCCTCGGCGTCGACGGTGGACGCGTGGCTGAAGGGCTCGGATAACGCGACGACCGCGGCCGCGGCGCCGGACATCGCCTTCAAGTTGAAGGGCCAGGGCGTCTCGTCGCAGTCGCTCGGCAATCGCGAGTACTGCGCGCTGTTCGGTGACGGCCTGCCGTTCGGCACGGGTCTGACGCTCGGCTCGCACACCACCAACAACGGCAACACGAAATCCGCGGTCGCGGACGCGCCGACGGGCTTCGCGATCATCGCCGCCGCGATCTAAGGGTATCCGCGCGGACTGGCGCGCGCGCAGACTCAGTCGCTCGCACAGTCGTTCGGGGCCAGTCACCCGGGCGGCAGGGCGGGCGGGAGAGTGCTCATGCAGGTTATCGCGATTCTGTTCTGTGTCGTTTCGGGCGTCGTCTCGAGCATGGCGATCCGCGCGTTGTGGTTCAACGCCGTGGCGTCGCTCCGAAACGCGACCGGCTCCGAAGTCGATTGCGTCGTGGATTCCGCCGACAACCGCTTCAAGTATCTCGGTGCCGACGGGATCGTCCACAACATCGTGACGGACGACCTCGGCGCCGGCGCGCCCATCTCGCTCACGGCCGCGTCGCTCACGCTCGTGCCGGGAACCCATGCCGGGAAAACCCTCGTCGTCAACATCGCCTCCGGTTCGACAATCACGCTGCCCGCGGCGACCGGCTCAGGTGCGCGGTACTACATCTTCGTCGGCACCACGCTGACGAGCGGCTCCCTGGTGGTGAAGGTCGCGAATGCCAACGACTTCATGCGCGGGGAAGCCTACACGTTCTCCGGCGCCACGGCCTCGACCTTCGGCACGGCGAACACGGGCACCGTCTCCACCGAGTCCGACACGATCACGTTCAACCGCGGCACCACGGGGCTGGGCACGATCGGTGACTTCATCGAACTGATCGACCTGGCGGCCAACGTCTGGTCGCTTGAAGCCGACTACGCCTCGAGCGGCACGGCGGCGACGCCCTTCACGGCGGCGGTGTAAGCGTGCTCGCGACCATTCGCGATCGGCTTCGGCAACTTTTCACCGACGTCTCCATCGAAGGCGTCGTCGCGGCGGCGGATACGGTGTCGACGCCGGCCCCGGTGATTCCGGGCAAGGCGAAGTACACGATCTTCGTCCAGAAAATCGTCATCGATCTGACCGTGTCGACCGCGGCGACGGTGAAATTTCAGGACAGCAACGGCACGCCGAAAGTGATCTATCCGGCGACGTCGCCCGCGATTGCGACGACGCCGACGATCCTCGACTTCGGCGATGACGGCATCGGGCTCACCGAGGGGAAGGATCTCCAGATGATCCTCTCCGCGGCGGGGCTGGCCTTCAACTGGAAGGTCTACGCCTACCTGAAGCCGACGAGCACGCGCGCGATCACGGACATCTAACCGTGTCGACGTGTCAGAGCATCATCGATAACGCCCGCGTCCACCTGAACGATCCGAACAAGACGTTCTGGTCGGACGCGGAACTCCTCGTGCACCTCAACGCGGGCGCGAAGGATTGCTGGCGGCACGTCCAAAATCTCCTCCAGGACTACTTCTTCCAGATCATCGAAGACGGCACGGTCACCCAGGACGTGAACGCGACCACCTTGACGATCGCCACCTCGCCCACGCCGAAGATTTACAAAATTCAGGGCATCGAGCCGGTCACCCAGGCGAACTATCCCGCGCTGAATTATTTTCCGCGGAAGTACATGCACCCCGACATGGTGCGCGCGCGGACCGCGGACGCGGTCGACCCGGGCTCGTGCGGGCCGGCGTACTACGCCATCGCCGGCCGCGGGAACGACGCGCTGCCGACCATCTACGTCGCCCCGAAATTCACCGCGCAGGTGCCAATTCGCCTCGTGTTCACGCCCGGCATCGGCACGCTCCTCATCGGCGACGCGAACCCGATTCCGGGCGAGTCAGACCAAGCGCTCGAGAACTTCATCGTCGCCTACGCGAAGCCGAAGGAAACCGACGAAGACGGCGCCGGCCAGAATCCCGGTACGCCGGACGCCGGCTGGCTCGCGATGTACAAAGCCGAACGCGACAGCATGTGCGTGAGTCTCGACCCGCGGCAGGAGGACCAACCCGACGTCGCCGAGGGCGTCCACGAGAATTTCATCGAGTAGCGCATGGGCGGCCGCCACACTGTCGACCTGCTCGGCGCGAAGGGCGTCAACGTCGTCAAGACGCCCCTCGAGATGGACGACTCGGAGCTGACCTCCGGGCAGAACGCGCAGTTCTATCGCGAGCAAGGCGTCGCCGGCTTGCGCGACCGCTCCGGGCTCCCCACGCATTCCCTCTCATCGATGGGCGCCTCCGCCAACGGCGGCATCGGGCTCCCCCTCCCCGCGCCCGGCGCGGCCGGCGGCTCGCCGCTCTACGTGGCGCGCACCGCCTCGCCCGGCTACACCATCAGCGGTTCGTTCGCCTTCGCGTCGAAGCCGACGCCCAGCACCGGTGCGAATGACGTCCGCGCGTTCGTCTACGCGCCGGGCCTGCGACGGTGGGTCGCGGTCGGGGATGGCGGGCTCGTGCTCACGTCTGACGACGGTGGCCTGACGTGGACGACGCGTGTCGCGGCAGAAGCGAACGGCTGGCGCGATGTGGCGTGGAACGGGCAGACCTTCGTCGCCGTCGCCGGCGGCGGCACGCACCGGGTGATGCTCTCCTACGACGGCGTGGTGTGGTTCGCGCAGACCGCCGCCGAAGCTAACGGCTGGCAGGGCGTCTGCTGGTCCGATGCGCTGAACCTCTGGTGCGCCGTCGCCAATAGCGGCGTGCACCGGGTGATGACGTCACCGGACGGGATTAGCTGGAGCGCACAGACGGCGGCGGCCGCGAAGCAGTGGCTCGGCGTCGCGTGGTCCCCGGAACTCAGCCTCTTCGCCGCGGTATCGCTCGATGCGACCACCTGCATTCAGACCTCGCCGGACGGGGTGACCTGGACGTCCCGGACCACCGGAACCAACGTTCACTCCGGCGGCCCCTCGAGCGGGAACTCGACCATCGTCTGGTCCTCCGAGATTCGGCTGTTCGCGTTTCCGTCGTTCAACGGCACGACGTGGTTCGCGACGACATCCACCGACGGCGTGACGTGGACCGACCAAACGCTCGCGAATCAGGTGGGGAACTCCGGCATCGTCGCCGTGGCCGGTCTGCTCGTCATCATGCAAGAACTCGGCGGGGGCGGCGCGACCAACCCGTACATGTTCTCGTCGAACGGCTCGAGCTGGACGCAGGGCGATACCGGCGTGTCGAAGACGTGGCTCTGCGCCGGCGGCGCGGTCGAAGGCGCCACCGCGATGATCGTGGCGTGGGACAACAACCTGTCGTTCTCGATCCTGCGCGGCGCGGCCGCCGTCACGAATCCCGGGAAGCAGTGGATCAAATCCGCGGACTTCGGCGTGAGCTGGAATCCCGACTCCACGCTGTCGCGGCCGCTCGATGCGACGCCTCGATCGCTGCGCACCGCCGGCGGCGTGACGATCTATCTCGGCGCGACGCCCGGCCTGATTCTCGGGTGGGACGGTGCGCGCGAGTACGTCATCACGCGGCTGCCGTCGCCCTCCACGGTACAGCTGCGACGCGCGGCGCTCCTGTGCGCGAACGGGCAGACGATCTACGCGGTCGGCGATGACGGCACCACACAACGCGCCTACGCGGTCAACGTCGTCACCGGCGCGACCACCGCGATCGGCGCGGCGCTCACGCTCACGAGCGATGACCTCGTGGCCGGCGCCTTCTACATGGGGCGGCTGTGGGTCAGCTCGCGCAACAAGCCGCTCGACATCACGAAGGTGTCGCACATCTACAGCCTGCGACCGCTCGCGGAGACGACCTGGACGACGGAGCGCTCGAGCGTGATTAGTGTCGGATCGAATCGCTTCCAGTACGGCGACCTGGGCACGTACAACGGCGTGCTCTACGTCGCGGCGAACACGCAGGGCGGCGCGGCCGCCATCCTCGAGGCGCGCACGCCCGGCGGGGTGTGGAGCACGGCGCTGACGGGACCCGACAGCGCGGCCGGCGACGTGTCGCAGTTCGGGCTCGTGCGCGGGCTCCCAGGTGTGGGCCTTTTCGTGGCGTACTACGACCTCCAGTCCGGCGCCGACCATACGGGCCGGTTCTATCTCGCCGGCGACGGGGTCACCTTCACGAACGAGCTCGACTACCTCGCCAACGGCGGCGTCGGTGTCTTCCTCGGCTCGTGGATGGCGGCGAATTTCCAGTTCGTCACCGTGCAGAAGCGCATTTTCCAACGCACCGCGCAGGGCGTGTGGTCCGTCATCGATAGCGACGCGCTGATCGTCCACGGCCTGATTTTGGGGACCTGATGGCTTCCACCAACCTGATGATCGTGGCGACGGACTTCGGGCTGTTCGTCCTCACGCCGGCGGGCGTCGTCGGACAGATTTCGTTTCTCAACGCGCCGGACGTGCAGTTTCTCGCCGGCGTGCGGCCGCGGTTCGCCTGCCTGAATCGCTTCACCGTCATGGTGAATAACGTCAGTCAGCCGGTGTGGGTCGACACCGACGCGGTCCCGCACTATCTCTCGCTCGTGCCGCCCGCCATCGCCCCGATCGTCGGCATCGGTGCCGGCTCCGGGCTCACGGGCGCCTACAAAGCGCGCGTGCAGTTCCTCGTGAAAGACGCGAACGGGAACGTCGTCGGCCAGTCACCGCTCGGGCCTGAGTCCGCGGCGCAGTCGCTTTCGAACCAGTCGCTCGGCCTCTCGGCAATTCCGCTCTCGCCGCAGACCGGCATCAACGCGCGGCGCGTGTATCGGACGCTGACGAACGGCTCGATTTATTT